GTAATAATCTTTTTCATAATTTTACCCTCAGAACGGAATCAAATCATCTTCAATGCCACTACTCTTTGGCATCTCATCCATTCCCTTGGGAGTAAATCCTTGTTTCTTAGGATCGCCAATCCTCCCAGATAAAAACTTTCCCTTCTTGCCTTCTTTTAACCAGGCATCAAACCAATGCTCAACTCCATTAATCTTGATTGACCCTTTGTAATCAGGGTGTTTCTCTGTGAGCTTCTTGTCATTCTTAAATAGGCTAAAACTACCATCTTTCATTTCGTACATAACTGCCTCGCTTTCAATTGGTTAAATAGGTCTAAGACCTCGCTTAAAAACTGCTTTACTTCTACTTCCATTGAGTCGATATACTCCTGATCCCTATCAACTCGTACTACAAACAACTGCAAGTCCTCTGGCACTCTAGGATCAAATGATACAAAATCGCACCATTTCGCGCCTGTACAAGCCATCTGGCATTGCATCTGTGGGATGTATTTACTTGGAGCTTTGTTCTCCAAGACTGTCTCAATATGGTTAGCGGTATTCGGACACTTAATCTCGATTAAACCATCTTCGCCCTACAATGCCATCAGGAGAGCATCCAAAGCCTTCTATCGTGGGATGGTCTACGAACCCTTCCTCTTTTACAAAAGTGCCTGTATGAGCCTCGTATGCCATCCTAGCGAATGGCTCTTGCTCTGTACCCCATTCCATCGCAGCGTTGGTAAACGACTCCCCTGCTTTGCCGGTCAATCGCTGAACAACCAACTCCATCTTGTAGTTCTTACGACTTGCCGACTCGCCAGACTTAATCTTGGCTAAGACATCTGCGACCCGACTAGCGGTTACCTTGCCTAGTCTGGCACTAAACCATTCTTCTGTTCTTTGTTCCATACAATCCCTTTCAATGGATTTTTTGATCCGCATGAATCTGCTGTAAGCAGTCATTCAGAAACTTTACCATAATCTGTGAAACTTCTAACGATAAATCTGATCCCTCAATTTCAATAGCAAACTGAAAGGGAGCAACCTCGGTTACTGTCATTACTGCTTGAGATACTGGTTCAGACATATTTTGATCGGTGCATAGCCTCTGCCATAAAACACCGATTTTCCCCTTTCATTTTCTTTTGATACTCATCGCTACAGTCATCACAGACTGTAACTCTTTCGCATGATCCCCTTCTGTAATACTGCCATTTCTTGTAATCTGATTTGGAATGAAAGCATACAGGATACCAATCATTCTTTGTCATCGTCTGGGATTGGCTCTTGTGGGTCTCTGCGAATAAGCTGTGTATCAACTCCATCATTTTCAAACTGCCTTTGGTATGCGAGAGAAAGAGCATCGATGGCTGCATCCCATCCGCAAGCAAAGAAATGCTCACAGATCATAGACTGCCCAGAAGGAATATCAACCTCCTTTAGGGTTCTATAGAAAGCCTCCATACAATGCTTGTTTCTCATTTTATTAATTCCTCAATCCAAGAATTTGCTAAATCCCAAGATACCTTTATTATCGCAAAAGGCAACAAAATGTAAATACCCATCTCTACTAGGATTTTTGCCACTTTTTCCATTGCACAACTCCTGGTATCTCTGGTATCTCTACATTCTCTAGAGTTCTCGCTGTTAATGCGCGAAACTCAGACCATTTCTTTTGGTACTTCTTTTGCTCACTAGCCGGTACATAGCCATAAATCTTTCTCCACCGAATCGTAATATCTGTGGAGCTAGGGGTATAGATATAAGTACCCTCATCTATCGCCTTGGCTACATTCCTAGCGTTCTCAAAAAATTCACTTTCTTTTCGCATACTTTCTCTCCGACTCTCGTTTTAGACAAAATGCACACTTCCACCTTTTTACTGGCTTTAGTCTGCTCCCTGTTTCTACCAGCTTAAAACCATCTTTTGACCGATAAATTTGGCAACTATGACACCACTTTGTTTCCATCCCATCCTTCCTTCATATATCCATATTCCGAGGCATCTGCTACTGCTGTGAGCCTTAAACATACATCGCATTGGTCGATCCATACTCTATGATTCTCCCCATTTTTGATGGGGTGTGAACCCCATTTTTCTCCACAATCAAAACAAACATTATCAGGCTGCTCATCAGCTAGTTTCACTTAGTTCTGCCTTCCGTTTTTCTTTGGCATCGTTCACCTTCTTCATTGCCTCTTTGTCCTTGGACACTTCCTTAAACGCTTGGGCAAAGTTAACCTTTAGTTCTGGGATGTCCTGAGAACTTAATATCTTTTCTACAAACTTTGTAGAATCTACCTCTATATCATCCCATAAATCCTCACCGACATAAAGAGATAAACCAAGACCATGTAGAGCAATGGCTTTCGCCAGGCAACGCTGCATCGCAGTATTAACTGCAAACGCATCTGGATTAGGTATTGCCTTATTGCGATAGTCCATAACCGGCAACTGTGCGGTCATCGACTTGCCAAACGCATTAACTGTACAGAACACCATTACAGTCTCACCAAACAATACAGGCTGACCATAACTCCAAGTAGCTTGTGGATCGTGTTGTAGCAATGTGTCTACAGCCCATGCCCAAGACAGATAAGACAAACCATTCTTCTTCTCAATCTTATCCGATACATCTACATTCCTAAGTTCTAAATATTTACTCATACATCCCCCTTATAAAAGTTCATCTTCAATATGATCGTGGACTAAAAAATAAATAGCCCTACCAAAGTTATGCCAATCACCCTTCTCTGCGTACTGGCGATACAACTCCCACTTCTCAGCACCTTTCTTACTTTCTACTGCTTTACCAAGATACTCTACAAAGTTATCTACATCAAGCACATCTAAGTCAGCACCCTTCTTCATGTGGTTCTCCCATAAATACTCTTGCTCACTAAAGCATGGTCTGCTCTCAAAGTCAGGCATAAAGTTATCTTTCATGACACACCCCCTGTTTTCCAAACATACACAACCATCGCTGGTGCAAGCATAAGGATAGCTGCCACAGCACCCCAAAATATATCTTTCCATTCGCCTTTAAAGTCTTTCATAGATTCCCCCTTAATTTTTGTTCACACCATTTACGAGCAGACTGCCAAGTATCAAAATACTCAATGTTGTCATCTAAACAAATGTCATCATAGTTTTGAAAGCCTGCATACCAATCACCTACTACAGTTGGCACAACAGCATAAAAACCATTTGCTAATTTAAGCTGATGTTCGCCAGTTACTTGGTCTTTAATCCATTTCATAATTCCCCCTTTTGAATTACTATAACTACATATTAAGCTAACTTAACATTTAATGCAATAGGGACTTTCCCTAATGTATGGATATACAGTAAAAAGAGGGCGTAGATTTGGCTTATTGGTGGGGAAAGCAAGAAAACCCTTTATTCCTAAGCATCCTCTAGTGCTTGCTTAACCGCCCTAAAAGGTGGGGTGACAGCCTCGTGAGGGAAGGCGTAGGGGAACGCCAAGCCACCACCCCGTAGCCATTATAAACCCGATTTAGCCCTATAAAACCCCAGCAAATGAGCAAAGCATACCCATCCCGCAGTTAAATCTGAGGGGGGTATTTCACATAGTTTAACCTTATTGGTCAGGGCATTAACAAAAACGATAGCACAACGGGCTTTGGGCATCCCTAAACCAAAACGATAGGCTGCTAGTTGCATCTCATGTTCATGGAACGGCTCAACCTTATCTAAGTCTTTTTCGGTGGTTTTAAAGTCTACAACGACTCCATCAAAATTTAAGCCCTTTGGAGCGTTTAAGTCGACTCGCCCACCATAACCCATTTCCTCGTTACAAAAAGACCGCTCAGACACCCATGTATCGGTTCTAAAGGTATCTTTTAGGACTTTAGTAATCTCATCAATATAAAAAGGCTTTTCAGGCAGATATACATTGTCAAAATACGACTCAATAATGGCGTGAATTTGATTGCCCCGTTCTGCCGCCTTTTTAGCGGTTTCTTTGGCATCGGTTAAGACTCGTAATATCCAATCTTCTTCTGCTTCCCCATCTTGTCTTGGGAGAGTCAGGGCAGATAAGACCGCCTGCTGTTGTTTCCACGCATCTAATCCCGCTTTAGCAGCAACCCCAGTAATGGTGGTAACAGATGGATAAAGACCTAATTTCTTAGCATCTCGTAAAGTCGTGTTTCTGACTTTGCCATTAGCCCCCTCAATTTGATAGGCAGGCTCGCCCTTGGCTGTGTACCAATGGCCTGAAACTTCTACTTTTTCCTTCACTAACATACATCCCCCTATTTAAGTTACAACAACGCTAGAATATCATTTCTTTCAATTGGATTAGAAACTTTATCTGCACAGGTTTGAACCACCGTTTTAATGACTGTTTCTAAATCGTCTTGAGCAAAGCCGATGATAGGCACTTCTTCATCGTAGCCTCGTTCTTGAAACATTTTGACCGTATATTTTTGGTCGATAAAGTCTTTAATTTGATGATTCATAATAGCTCCTTAGTAAGTTTTCCCCCAAAAGTAAAGGTCTTGACTGACCGAATTGACTGCAAAACAAAAATCTTTAAACATATCGTGAAAATTAAATACATCCGTAAAGTCACTAATAGCAAGGTTTTGGTAGTAATCATTCGTAAATGGCGCAGCATCCGCATTAGTGCGTGAAGTGCCATGTTCAGGCCTACCAATGGTGGCGCAAGTCATTACGACTAAACCGCTAGACAAGTCATACATCTTTTGAAAAGTCTTTTGCCAGTCTTTGTCGTGTTCTAAACACTCACAGGAAATCACCGTTTTAAAAGACTTATCAGGAAAAGATAATTCGTGACCTTTAGATACAAGGTCTACATCCTTACCTAATCCTAAATCCACGCCCAAATACTCACAGTTTTCAAAGAACTGCCTAACTGAGCCGTTAATATTCAAAGAACCAATTTCCAAGACTTTACTATCCTTAAAGTATTCAGGAAAATGGTGCTTTACTGACTGCACAAAGAGCATTTGGGCTGGATGACTCATCAAAAAGGTATATCGCTTTCTATATCGGTTAGGTCTTGGACTTTCTTATTCGCGGCATCTAAAGAACTGGTATTTCTGTATTCAGCCGATAACATAATTTGGTCTTTTAATCCCTGACTTAAACTATCAAAAATAGACTGGTCAAATTTGTTAATGTCAAATAAGACACAAGGATTAACGCCTTGGGGAAAACCCGCCTTAACTACAACTGAAGGTACAGGCGTTACTGCTACGCAATCAGCGTAGGTATTGCCGTTATTAGCGACTCGATGTTGGATAGTAACCATGCACCATTTATCTAAAAGTTTGCTAATGTCAAAGCCCCGCAATTCGTCATCGGTAAATGACTTCCCTCGCCACGACTCCAAGTCCTTCCGTAACGAAGCCTTTTCGCCTAGCGATAATGTGTAATTGCGGGTTTGGATTAGGGGTTTATCCTCAATTTTGAGGTCATCCCCATGCAGTTCCCAAAAAAACTTCACTTTAGGAAGCATATTGACTTTGCCCTGCCATTCGGTCTTTTGCGTACCAAGACCAATAATTCGGTATAAACGGGCTAAATGCGACCCTGCGGGTGCTATTTGAAATTCTTTTTTCATACTGGTTTGTCCACTCACTATCATTTTTTTTCCCCAAAAATATTTCCAAAATCAACAAAAATAGGCTTTAACAAAGACTTTGATGCTTGTGGCATCCCACAGGCGTAACGAAGCGTATCAATTTCAGCCAAAGTCAGCATAGTGCCTTCCTCTAAGTCTTTAAAAATCTTATCTAATTCCCATTCCAACTGTTTTAAATCGTTTGCTTGAGCTTCTTCCATAATCATCTCCAAAATTAAACTGCAAATTGCAGTACCTCTACATTAACATAACTTAACTAATGTTGTAAACTATTTCTTAAATCGTTGTAAACACACCAAAAGACCAATTAATGAAACTAAACGAACCCACCCTAATTGACCTTTTAGGGGGTACAAATAAGGTGGCTAAGATGTGCGATGTAGCCCCTGCTGCCGTAGCCCAATGGAAAAACAATGGGATTCCGCATGGACAATTGTTATTCCTAGCCGCAAGGATTGAAGAACAATCCAACGGCTTAGTTAGTAGAAAAGACCTATTTCCTAAGAGTTATCACCTTGTTTGGCCTGAACTTAAGTAATGTAACCCTATGCTGTATTGATTCTGCCCAGCCTGACAAGGCTAAAAAGGCTATGGATAAATGCAAGGAAAACATTGTTTTTGGCGGGGAAGTCTTTATAGACCAAGGAATCCGTAGTCGTAGCGACTATTCTCGATTTATCATCCAAGAGCTGCATAAATACATTAAGACCGACTTTGTCCTAATTGTGCAATGGGATGGGTACATTATTAACCCTGAGGCGTGGAATCCCCAGTTCTTAGAATACGACTATATTGGGGCTGTATGGCCTTGGCATGAAGAAGGTAGACGAGTAGGCAATGGGGGCTTTTCTATGCGTTCTAAAAGGCTTTGTGAGCTTACTCCTCAGTTTCCCCTAACCGACTATAACGAAGATGACCAAATATGCCATATCAACAGGGAATTTCTTGAAAATCAGGGGATTCGCTTTGCCCCTGAAGAAATAGCCCGTTATTTCAGTTTTGAGCGAGAATTATCGGATATTAAAACTTTTGGCTTTCATGGGGATTTTAATTTTGAAAGACTTGGGTTATACTAGTCTTGTCAGGTCTGGAAAACTCGGCAAGTCTAAGGCTCTATTCACATGGGCTGGAATGACGCAATTTAGTTGTACACTTGTCAATCCTTCCAGACCCCAGCCCAGTTGAATGGAGCTTTTTCTTTTGGTGCTGGCGAAACGAACGGGTTACCGAGTGTCGCAAAAAGCCAGCGAAATGGGCTAGATGGGGTTGAGGCCTGTTGGAAAATGAACAGGAGCGAGGGTAGACACCTGCGAAACCCCCAAGTATCGGAACTAGCCGACTTGGACAGCCTTGCAACGGCATACATCACTAGTTTAAAAACCACCTGTGGTGGTTGGTCTTTCTATGGAAAATTAAACAAAAAACAGGCTTTTAAAGATAAGTTATTAGGGAAAATACCTATTTAGGTTACTTAACAATTCAGTATTATTTGTGTTTTAAAGGGGGAATTATGAAATTTG